AAGTTTGAGGGAATACTTCACTATCAACTAAAAATGTATTTTTTTTAGATGAGCTATGTGCAAGAAGCATCGCTTCTGCTGCTGCAGTACCTTCATCTAGTAAAGATGCATTTGCAATCGGTAAACCAGTTAACTCTGTAACTAAAGTTTGAAAGTTAAATAATGCTTCTAGTCTACCCTGTGATATCTCTGCCTGATACGGAGTATAAGATGTATACCACGAAGGATTTTCAAAAACATTTCTCTGAATTACTGGTGGAGTAATTGTCCCATAATACCCTTGTCCGATCAGACTTCTTTTTACTTTATTTTGATTTGCTATTTCTTTTAATTCTGCTAATGCCTCTTGTTCGCTACATCCATCAGGTAATTTATAATCTCCTCTCAATAATATTGAATCTGGAACTATTTGTCTAACAAGTTCATCCAAACTAGAAAGACCCAAATCCTCTAGCATTTGAGTCTGTTCTGTTTCGGTAATACCGATATGTCTAGGAATAAATTCTGTCATTAAATGCCTTGATCTTTTTGATGATTAAAAAATTCTTTCATTGATGATTGCATCTGACCTGTATTTTCTTTAGGGTCAAATTTATTATATCCCTTTGCCTTTTTCCAATTACTGTATAGTGCTTGAAGATGCCATGATTGTGATAAAGTCTTAGGGCCATTTTCAAGTAATTCAAGTTCCATTTTATTACTGGTGTAGGACTTGTATTCCTCTCTCCAGTTTGAATCATCGTAAAGCGGTGTTGTCATTTGTTGTAAGCGAAAGTTTTACCTTTAATTTGAGATTGTCCCTCTGGGTTTTTACCTTGCGGTTGGAATTTACCCACACCTATTCCTTTTGTTTTTGGGCCAAGTCCACCCTTTCTTGTTGCTGATAGTGTACCAGTTTTTTTCGTTTGTGTCAATACGGAATCCTGTCCATATTTCTTACCTAACTTTTTAACTTCTTTCTTAAACTTCCTTTTACCCATCTTACCACGATCTATTACATGACTCCTCTCTTTCACCTTAGTTTCTTTTCCAGTATTTTCATCCTTTTCAATGTATGAACCAGTTACCTTTGTGGCACCTCTTTTAAATTTACCACGAATATCTTTATCCAATTGCTTTGCCCTTGCACGATTTTCTTTCGCAGAGAGGTTAGCTCTAGATGCAGACATGACAGCAATACCTTTTTTATCTGATTTACTTTTGATTCTACTGAGACTACTTTCGTCTAAGAACTCCTTAAATGTCTTCATCCTTCACAATTCTTTTTAAGTATTTATTATCGGATGATTTGTATGTCATCGTCTTGTGTCCATAGTTCAACCTTATCTCTGAATCTACCTTCTACTTTCAACTTTTCATATCTCTTTGTTGCTTTCTTCTTCCACCATGCCAATATGTTTTCAAGATGAAACTTATCCCAGTTCTGACCACGAACTAATTTATCTTGTTCACCATTGATAACTTCACGAACATTACCATAACCATAATCAGAAATGTAAAATCTTTTCTTCTGTGTTAAGTTAAGTGCCATGTCTATGGTATCTGTAAATTGTTTTAACTCTGTATTCATATCATATTCTTTCATAGAGTTTTTAATTATTGATATCATCTTTGATTGTCTCTTCATCTTTTTAGATGATGCTTTATTATCTGTAAGAGGTGTGTTATTATTCCATTCTCTAAAACGATTATGTAATCTATGAAATGCATCATCATGAAGTAATGGTGTGAACTTACTTTCAGTTAATCCTTTATATCTCATAAAAGGTTTTAGTCCATCATACTGTGATGCAGATGTTGTAGATCCATATAAAGATGTTGTTTCAAATAGTGCTATCTCTTTATCAAATACTTTCGATATAGTTTCTCTTGCAAAATGTGAACAACATAATAATGCTAATAATTTACCGCCAAGATAATTATATCCAAACGGTTGCGAAGGAACAATTACAAAACCCATCGCAGTGTGGCGATTCATCAAAGTTAAATTGGCTGGTTTACCTAACCAAACATTTCTTGGTTTAGAATTAATTGTAGGAGATCCAAATCGAATAAACCCAATAACTTTATTTGTATTCTTTTCATATACCATCCAACGCAATTCTCTACCGGGAATATTTGTCTCATTATTGTGTGATGAAACAGCACCCAACATTGTTTTATAATAATCTTGTGGTAGACTATTTTGAAATCTATCACCGATAAACCGAATATCAAATTCCATGTCATTCGGATGAATATCTTCATTTAAAAATTCATCTTCAAAGGATGTAAGGGCACTAAAACTTTTAACAGTTTCTTTCTTAACATATCTAAGATAATCTTCAATATTTCCCATACGCGAAAAATACCTTATGAACTCATCAGCAGCCCATAGGGTATTATCTTTGGAAATGAGATTTATTGTCATTGTATAACTGGCATTTTTCTTCTAGAGTCTTTAAGTAAATCATATTCAAATTTTATTTCAATCATTTCAGTAAGATCTCTAATAGATTCCGACATTGTACGATATCCATTACCAACATAAATTTGACCTGCCATGACTGCAATAGTTGCAGCACCCCAGAAGATATAATACTTGCCAGATTTAATTTGATGTTTGATTTTCTGTAGTGGCTTCTTGCTCATTTTCATAATTTTTACTTGGATAATAAACCTCAACATATGAATGACATCGAGGACATGATAAATTTGTTACCATACTATACTCTGCTTCATCAAAATCGTCAAGATCATGATCTCCACCCCAGATCAATTCTGTATTGCAGTGCCAACAGTTCATAATATAAGTTTCTTAGTTGGTTTTGATAACTTACCAAACATTGAATTGTACTGTTCGATAATTTCTTCTTGAGGATCTCCTATGTAAACAATATATTTTTTAGTCACTTCAAGTTTGTCTTTTTGAAGTAAAGGAGACCAAGGAGCAAACGCAATTTGTCCTTGTTGTTGTGACGGTACTGCCACGATAGGATCAGTGAATGTTATTGAATCAGTGTCCTCTTTTGTAATGTCAGCGATTACATCTTCGCCCGACCACATACGAATTAATTTTACAGTCATTTAAATTGGCACTCCACCATAATTTCAGTTAAACATGCAAGTAGATTTATTTCTTGATCTGCTACAAATGCTACTTGGTACTGGTATTTAGCCAGAATAAGAACAGCAGCAGGAATAGAACTAGAGACCAAGGTTTCATATAAACTATCATAGATACGACGAAAAAGCAAAGTAGTATCATTATCCAAGTTGGTATTAACCCACTTACGGACTTCAGAAAAGTTTTTTTCTTTGAGATTCTTGGTGAGATCATTTATAGAAACATCAGAAAAGGACGCTAGTATGCCAGAGTCTATTTCACCTCCGACCGAGTATCTTTGACACTCATTAAGAACTCTCCTCCAATCAGGAAAGTGTTTGCTGATTAACTCAGCAACGACCTTCTTATCACTCTTAATATTTTCTTTGTCAAGAATATGATTTATTCTAGAAAAGAATTGTGCTGCTATTGTTGGTTTGTCTTTTTTATTAACTGAGAAGTCAACAACAGAACACCTAGAATGTAATGGGTCGATAATTTTGTTTTTGTAGTTACAGGTAAAGATAAACCTGCAGTTTTTGGAGAACTCCTCAATACTCGCTCTGAGAAGGAGTTGTACATCGGAAGTGGTATTGTCTGCTTCATCGATGATGATGACTTTATGTTTCGACTCGCTTGTAAGAGAGACGGTAGATGCGAAGTTCTTTGCGTT